GTCAAAGAGTTCTTTGACAAAGCAAGAACAACAGCGCAACGACTAGACAAAGAGGAAGCAGAGCAGAATGGCCAAGCCAAGTTATCTACCTGAAGATGTAACGACCTACTGGGACCCAGACGAGGGAAGAGTAGTACAACCAGCTGGTAGAGTATTGCAGGTAAAGCAAACTGTATTTAGGGATACTTGGGACGGCGGTGGTAGCGGAACTACATGGTATCATGTTGATGAATTAGATTGTACAATTACTCCAGAATCAACAAGTAGTAAAGTACTTATAAGAGTATCGGTGAATATTGGTTCGGGGTATTGGGAAATTCAAGGTAGATTTACGCGCGGTGGTAGTGTTATTACAGAATCTCTTGGAAATACGAGAGGTTCTAGATCTAGATGTTCGTTCATTGATAATAGGTATCATGACGGAAGTCAAAGATATGGATGGGGTGTTGTAACTTCTGAATTTTTAGATTCTCCAGCTACGACTTCAGCTACGACTTATGGTATTGATTTAAATGGTTACAGTACCTTTGCCCTAAGTGTTAATTACAATCCATTCAGTGACACTGATGGTGCCGATTATAATGGAATGCCAATGTCAACTCTTACTTTAACGGAAATATCAGGATGACATCTGTTGATTGGCCAACGTTATGACAAAACCTAAGGAAACCATTGAGAAGGCATTCGGTCACATACCGAAAGAAGTCGTCTATCTTGGCATAGTCGATGACATCAAGATCGACCACCCGTTTCCTAGGATATATAAGATCATCATGTGGATTAAACGAAAGATCTTTCTAAAATAATGTATCATGCAATCATATTCAGTGGAATCTCTCAAACTCGATCACTGTTCTTTAAGCCTATAGGTCCTTATCGTATCCGTACAGTATTAGAAGAGAACGGGTACCCCACAAAAGTTATCGACTACTATCAGTTCCTGATCGAAGAACAGATCGAGGACTACCTCGACAAGTACGTCTCAAAAGAGACCAAGTGGATCGGGATCAGTGCCACGTTCTTTAAGTTCCCTCAACACTGGAGACCCAACTTCTGGTTTAGAATGAAGAAGAAGTTTCCTGGTGTAAAGATCGTCATTGGAGGCACTACTCAATACATTAACCAAGAAACTCCTTATGCAGACTATGTCATCAACGGCTATGGCGATGATGCTGTTATTGCACTTGCAGATCATCTCAGTGGCAAGCCAGTTGACTTAAAGTACATTGTCAAAGACGGTACGATCTACATCGATGGTAATAAAGATTATGATGTAAAAGACGTGTCTAACATCAAGACGCTCTGGAAGAAGGAAGACTGCATCGACTCTCGCATGACCATGCCGATCGAGATCGCTCGTGGCTGCATCTTTAGGTGTGCATTCTGCGCATTCCCAAAGAATGGTAAGAAGAAGTTTGACTATATTCGAGCCAAAGAAAGCTTAGAAGAAGAGTTCATTCGTAACTATGAAGAACATGGCATCACGAGCTATGGCTTTATGGATGACACACTCAATGATAGTGAGCATAAGATCGAGATGCTCTATGACGTCATCACGAACCTTCCGTTTAGGATCAGCTTTGACTGTTATACAAAGCCTGAACTACTGTATCGCTGGCCTGATACGATCGACATGTTGTGTGAAGCAGGCATGCGAGGAGCCACACTCGGTATCGAGTCTCTCAATCCTCGCACACGATCGATCATTGCCAAAGGGTTTGACGTAGATAAAGTCTTTGAAGTCTTATCTCGTTTAAAGAAGGCGAGCAATAATCGAGTGAAGACTCAATGTAACTTCATCATCGGGCTGCCTGAAGAGAGCGAGCAGTCGATCGCACGTACTCGCGAGATCGTGAACGCATCTCCTGACATTGACCAATGGATGTGGTATAACTTATTCTTGCAAGACCCCTCAAAGGTGTACTATAGCTCAAAGATGGAAGAAGATCCAGAGAAGTATGGTTACCGTACGACTCGAGACGAGAAGGGGTATGGTGGTAGACCTATCGTCTTTTGGGTTACACCTACGATGAACCATAAGAGAGCAAAGGAACTTTCAGAGATTTACATGCGAGAAGACACAAACCGTATGCGAGTAGGCGGATGGTGGTGCGGAGGAGTCGAATCCTTAGGATTGAACCTCAATGACTTCTACAAAGAGAAGAGAGGTCAAGCTGTAGATTTGCCGATTGAACAGCTGACGAACCAATATAATGAATATATGAATAAATACTTAGAATATAACCTTGGCGCACAAAGTAAGTTAGGCATCAATGACTTATCTTTTGGCCTCAGGTACGTAACGAGTGCTCCAGACATCAGGAAGTCAACATTACCGCACTCATACTAAGGACGAAGATGGAAGACGATTTTGACTTTGGCTTTACTGCTGTAGATGAAGCAGAACTTGAAGCAGTACAAAAAGCTGCAGAGACAGCCGAGACTGCGAGCTCAACTTCAGCTGAACTACAAGATAAGATCGATAAGCTCTATAACGCTATCGTTCCTCTGTTAAACAATCTTAAGAAGAACCCAGAGAAAGACTACATCTTGTGGCCTAATCGTCTTGAGAAGGTAGAACAGTTTGAAGATTACCTTCAGAACATCTATCGGTCATAATAGACCATCTAAGTCGATATAGTTATCGATATCAAAGTCGTTGTGCTTTTCCCACCGTATCGATACGGTGATCCTTGTGCTATCACTTCGATTGTTGACTGAATGCACATGATCGACTCGAATGATCGTCGGAGTCATGATGTTCGTCTTTCCTATCATCTTGAGTTTAGTCTTGTCCTTCGGCATCTCAATGAAGATGTTAGGCCTAGGAAGATTATTCATCCTAGAGGGCTTGAGCTGAGGCCTATACGCAGTAGCCTTTGTAGTCGTGCCTTCATAATAAATCCCTTGAGCCGCTGATTCTCCTTTGGGATTTTGCTCGTCTATCATGTTTGAGTCATCAGTTTCCCAAAATTCAGTGAATGCATTAGGGTTATGAGTGAGCGGCCAAACCCAACTAAAAGCATAGTAAGGTATGTCATAGATCCATGATCCATCCTTATGATGTGGGATCATGCCTTGTGGAGGAGTTAGGTAGAACTTAAAACCATCGATCCTTCTCTTTGTCCTACTTTGGATGAACTTATCAAACAGAGGTATCTTACTACGCACCTCTTCATAGCTTCTGTTCTCTGACCTAAACTTGTACTGTCTAGGATCTTTCAAGTGATCTGGGCATGCAACTAGCATCTCGTCAGCCATCTCCTTCCACCCTGGGATGTTTGGAGTAGCCAAATGAGTCTTAATTTCCATATTAGAACCAAAAGTATTACTTTTCCTGGGGGGCCTGAAAAAAAGTGCGAAAAGAGTACTTTTGACTTATTTACATTTCTGGCCACTGTGGTAATATCTATCCATGCTAAACGAAAAGGACTTTAAAATGACTAAATTTGAATCAAGCTGCTACGGTATGTCAGAAGCCGATATCCGCGAACAATATATGGAATCCATCACTGCCAAGTGCTCTGGCCTTGAGATGGTAGTAATGAGTATTCTGTCGGATGCTCAAGAGATCTTGGCTTTCCAAAGTCCTGATGGTTGGCTTAAGCCGGTAAGTCCTCGCGATGCTGACACGGCACGCAAGCAGATGAACATTGCTAAGTTCATCCTCACTGAAATGATGACTTCTAAGGAGACTGTATAATGTATGAAGTAACTATCACATACATCGACTATGATTTGACAGATAACGCTATGACAGTTATCTGCCGCACTGAAGAAGCACTCAATACGGTCTTTGACATGTACCCTAATAAGATTACTAAGGTTGTAAAAACCAATACTGTTGAAGTTAACACTACTATGGAGCAATAATGGCTAAAATGAGTGCAGTTTACATGGACATCTGCGACATGTATACAGATGGTATGGATGAGTCAGAGATCGCTGAAGTCTTATCGCTTCAGTACGACATTGACTTGGACTTTGCTTATAACTTGATTGATGAGGTGTTAGATGCGGAAGATCTATACGGAAACTAAAGACTATGACTTCGACGTAGAGCCAAAGCGTAAGCGCGGCCGTAAGAAGAAGGACGAGGAACTGCTCGACGATGATCTCCAGTACTGGGGCGACTCGAAGGACTTTGCCAATGACTATGTCAGCGATGTAGCCTATGGCACTACGAGGTTTGACAACGATTGGGACTGACCATATGGGCATAGTTTATATAAATAATAGATCAACCAAAAAGAAGGCTAATAAAAAGCCTGGTTGGAAACAGGTTGAGGCCGAGTATGAGCAATGGCTAATGAAGCATGGTACTCATCCGTCTCAGAGGAAGAAGGAGCAGCCAGAGCCGTATGTATCTCCAAAAGAAACATATGTCCGTGAAACTCCATATTATCCAAGTCTATCCACTGGCAGAGGAGAGACGTCTAAAGCGAAATCACATCAGTACACTGGCGACTACTTTGTCGGCATTGCCACTATGCACAAGTCTAACTTAGTGCCTGTTGGCCGAGAGCAAGATGCTCGGGACTATGCCACTATGCGGAGGAACTAATATGTTCGAACATTTGACGATCAGCATGATGATTGCAACCAGCGGCATCTCGTTGCCGGCAATTAGTAAGGCTGAAGTCGAGTGCTTAGCGAAGAATGTTTACTATGAAGCACGAAACCAAAGTGTGCAAGGACAGTTCGCTGTCACGCACGTTGTCCTTAACAGAGTAAAATCAGATAGGTATCCAGACACACCATGTAAAGTAATCAAGCAAGCAAAGGTGAAATGGGGTGTCCCAGTCATTGATGCTTGTCAGTTCTCATGGTTCTGCGACGGAAAACCAGATGATCCACTTGAGAAAGATGTTTGGGATCGATCATTGCAAGTTGCACTTGATGCCTACATGGTCCATCATATAGGGTTTGATGTCACAGATGGCGCAACTCACTATCATGCTGCGTATGTCAAGCCATGGTGGAGAAAACACTACGAAAAAGTAGCGAAGATCGGAGATCATATCTTCTATCGACCTCGTCCAGCCACGTAAGCATGTACATACCATAAATTCTATGGTATAATAATGTGAATACAATATGGAGCGTTGAATGGCTAAACCTCGTAAACCAATCGTTCGTGCGAAGACTGGACTTCGCGGCGTCCCTACGACCAGCTTCCGTAACATGAAATATTATTTTCATACGGATCTTGACAAGAAGCAGGTCAGCGACGTTATCAAGTCATATGTGAAGTCTAACTTTCCTAAACGTGACGTTGAGATGATACTCGCGAACCCTGAGTATCAGTTCACCATGTTCTCTCATCTTGCAGCTGCAGCGTATTGGATTACTCTCAAGCTGCCTATCGATGAAGAGATCGTCGAGTTCCAAGAAGGTTTAACAAGACACTTGTTAGAGCTGAAAGAAAAAGGCAAAGACATCTTATCTACGCGTAAGCAGCAAGAGAAAGCCGCAAAGAACGTAATCATCTTTCAGCCACGTGATAAGATCTTGCAGAAGCTTGACTTCACCGTCTTCGAAGACTTATATAAGCTTGAAGACGATTGGCATGCAGGTGTACAAAGCTCGTACGATATGTTTACTGCGTTTAAGATCCATGGATTGCCTACGAGTGCCATCTCTCATGTATTGCCTGTCGTCAAGAGACACTATGATGAGTACGCAGAAGTCTATGCGAAAGAAGACAAACAACTCGTAGAAGCTTATAGTCATTTATCTCGTAAAGTGGTCAAGCATCGTATGGATCAATACAAGAAGATGCTTGATGACTTAGATCGATTGAAAGCGACAGTCAAGGCTACGCGGTTGCCTCGAGCAAAGAAGCCTAAGGCGCTTGATAAACAGGTCGCGAAGGTGCAGTATAAGAAAGAAGACAACGAGTTTAAGTTGGTCTCTATCAATCCTGTGAAGATCGTAGGTGCATTTAGGCTTTACGTCTTCAATACTAAGTATAAGTCATTGACTGAACTCGTGACTGAAGATGTAAATGGCTTTGAGATCTCAGGTACATCGATCAAGAACTTTAGTGTTGAACTGAGTCGTTCTGTTAAGCTACGTAAGCCAGATGAGTTCTTAAAGGTAGTCATGAATAAGACACCTAAGCAGATCGATGCTGAATGGTCTAAGCTTACGACGAAGACTGGAGCGGCAAACGGCCGACTCAACGCAGACACGATCTTATTGAAAGCAATTGCAAAATGAAAGTTTATATTGGTCCTTATAAGAACTGGTTTGGTCCACATCAACTGGCTGAGAAGTTATGCTTCTGGGCTAGGAAGAATATTGTTGATGAATACGGTATGAGAGACTACCCCGAATATGTCTTCAAGCTCGGGGAGTTCTTGGCCTATGGCAAGTGGCGCGGTATCGATGATATTCCTACTAGTAAGAAAAGCCTGTTTGTTGAAAGTGAGCAACCTACATGGTTGTATCGGTTTTTAGAACGAGTTGAATCTAAACGTAAACGTAATATCAAGATTCGAATTGACGAGTACGATACGTGGTCAATGGATCATACACTCGCTTTGATTGTACTACCGCTACTCAAGCAACTTAAAGAAACCAATCACGGTTCTCCTCATGTCGACTTAGAGGATTTACCGCCTGAAATGAGAATGACCAGCACTCAAGATTGGGATGATCAAATAGTGTTTGACTTCTACAATGATCCTGAATTGACAAAACAAAATATTCAATGTGATACTCACGATCGTTGGAACTGGGTGATGGATGAGATGATCTTTGCGTTTGAGTTTATATTGAATGAGGACGATCGCTATTCACTCGATTTTAATGTAGAAGTAGAAGATCGAGTGTCAAACGGGGTTAGATTGTTTGGCAAATATTACAGAGGGTTGTGGGACTAATGGCCATGAAAGAATATCAGTTAACAGTAGATTATGATCAAGTAGATCATATCGTGAAAAGTGAATTACGACAACTATTAAACAACATGAAACGAGAACTTGAGATCTTAGAATCTTCTCATCAGCAACGTATGGTGATTTGGAATCATGACGAATCTATTGAAAGAGCCATGATTAAAGAACACATTAATTCAGCCAAGCTCTTGCTTAAGTATTATGGAGAGCGTGATGACGGTTGAAGATAACTTCTTAAATAAACAAAAGTTTTCTATGTTAATAGAAGAGACGGTCTTGAATAGTAGACTGTCTTATATGGATGCTATCATTGATGTATGTGAGAAACACTTTATCGATCTTGAAGACGTTCGTAAGTTCGTATCACCTGCAATCAAAGATAAGCTAGAGGCAGAGGCTCGTGAGCTAAATTACTTGCCAAAGCTAAATTCACTACCGTTTGATGATATATAATATGTACAACATCAAAAAGGTGTGGTATAATACTTCAGTAACATTTCAGTTATACAAAGGAAAATACAATGTCATTCGAAAATCTTAAGCGCAATCGCGATCAAATCTCCAAACTGGTTCAGGCCGCCGAAAAAGTTGGCGGAGGTCAAACTGAACAAAAATCCTACGAAGACAATCGAATCTGGAAACCCACTGTCGACAAGGCAGGTAACGGTTATGCCGTACTTCGCTTCTTGCCTGCAGCTACTGGTGAAGATTTGCCTTGGGTCCGTTATTGGGACCATGGCTTCAAAGGACCTACTGGTTTGTGGTACATCGAGAACAGTTTGACGTCTATTGGTCAACCTGATCCAGTCGGCGAGCTGAACAGCAAGCTATGGAACTCAGGCTCTGAAGACGACAAAGAGACTGCTCGTAAGCAGAAGCGTCGATTGCACTATGTCGCTAACGTCTACGTCGTCAGTGACTCTGCAAACCCAGACAACGAAGGTAAAGTCTTCTTGTTTAAGTTTGGTAAGAAGATCTTTGACAAGATCATGGATGTGATGCAGCCTCAGTTTCAAGACGAAAAGCCAGTCAACCCATTTGATCTATGGGAAGGCGCTGACTTTAAGTTGAAGATTCGTAATGTTGAAGGCTATCGTAACTACGATAAGTCTGAGTTCTCTTCACCTTCTCCGTTGTCAGAAGACGATGCAAAGCTTGAAGCCATCTATGGTAAGGTGCACCCCCTCAAAGAGTTCACCGATCCTAGCAACTATAAGTCATACGCTGAGCTGAAGGCAAAGCTGATGCGAGTGCTTGGCCAAGAAGTTGAAGGTGGTGTACCTACGATGCGTGAAGAACGTGTCATGAATGAGCCAGTATCGGCTCCAGCACCTCGTCAACCAGTCGCAGCTTCTCAAATGGAAGATGATGACGACGATACGATGAGCTACTTTGCTAAGTTAGCAAACGAAGATTGAGGTAGAAAGTAAGAACGTTACGACGTTCTCATAACCCCAAAAGGCGGCTCTGGTAATCAATACCAGAGCCGTTATTACGAGGAGCTTCCAGAACCACCTGGACCTCTTGGGGAGGGGTAGCCTATAGCCCAACATAGGCCCCAGGGCTCCGCAGCGCCAGGGAGCTCCTGGCCGATAGAACCTTAGTATTACAATGGTACGCCATATCCCCTGGTGGCATAGAAAGGATCGTGGTGATCGAATACTGGAGGAGAAGGTAAGACGAGTCCTTGGTTGCTCGTGTTTACGTTGTTCACTACCTTACTTGAACCGTCTTGCATGATGACCACTGGCTTGTTACTTGTTGCTCTTGATTCTCTATTCAATGCAGTCAGTGCGGGAGCGGTCTGAGGCATAGGCTTGCTGATTGCAGGTTGAGGGATCGGTTCGCCTACACGTTTGGCCATTCCTCCAGGGACAAGGCCGCGAGTCTTTGGCTTTAGCTTACGACTCTCTAATAAACTCTTTGCTTGTTCTGTTAGGAAGCGATCGACTGGATTTCCGTCAGGCGTGCGAATCAATCCTTCAGGTGCATCTTCAGCTTCAGCAAAGTCTTCTTGCGCAGCTATAAACTTCTTCAAGTCTTCTTCATTCAAAGCAGGTAAGCCATTCTTTTCGATCTCAGCTTTAAGCTTTGCCCATTCTTCAGCTTGTACCTTACCTTTGTAGGTTGCATATCCGATCGCAGCTGCGGTTGCACCAAGACTAAGAGTCGCTGCGCCTGTCGCTGACGCCGCATAAGCTGCGCCAGTCTTCAACCCGCTTGCAGCTGCAGTGGCTCCAGCACCTACGACTGCTTTTCCCTTTTCAAGAGCGGTTTTACCAAGCTCTTTCGCACTATCTAGGAACTTACTAAATCTTCCTCCTTTACCTTTACCGCCTTTACCTTTATCTTTACCTTTATCTTTATCTGGGTCACCTGGGCCACCAACGTCAGTCAATCCACCGCCCATACCGCCAACAACCTTTACGTACATCGGGTTTGTTATGGTACCAAGTTGTCGCACTTCAAGTGGACTTTTTCCTAATGGACCTTTTCCTTTTGGTCCCCCCGTCAGCTTATCAACACCAGTCGTGACGAGGTCTTTCACACTACCAAGCGCGCTCATCACAAGACCTCTTCCTGTCTTGGTAAACGCGATCAATCCTGCTAGACCAAATGCAAGTCCGTCTAAGTTTTCAAGCGCGCCTTTAAAGT